AGAGGAGTTTAATATTGAAAAAATCAAAGCAAGAATGAAAGGCAAGAGTATTGTCTTTTGTTTACCAGGTCGCGGGGTATCATATACATTTCTGAAGAATTTTGTTCAGTTATGTTTTGACATGGTACAGAATGGAATGAGCATTCAAATTTCGCAAGATTATAGTTCAATGGTGAACTTTGCGAGATGTAAGTGTTTAGGTGCAAATGTATTGCGTGGACCTGATCAAATTCCCTGGGATGGTAAGTTGCAATATGATTATCAATTATGGATTGATAGTGATATTGTATTTGACACAAATAAGTTTTGGCAACTGTGCGATAATGCGATATCTGAGGATGGTGTAGAGAAGGACATTGTATCTGGGTGGTATTGTACAGAAGATGGAAAGACCACTTCATGTGCTCACTGGTTAGATGAAGAGGACTTCCGTCAAAATTCTGGAGTCATGAATCATGAAACTCTAGAGACCATCTCAAAACGTCGCAGTCCATTCACAGTTGACTATATTGGTTTTGGATGGGTGATGGTCAAGAAGGGAGTATTTGAGAACAAGGACATGAAGTATCCTTGGTTTGCTCCTAAACTTCAGAGTTTTGAATCTGGAGAAGTTGAAGATATGTGTGGAGAAGATGTAAGTTTCTGTCTTGATGCAATTGCTGCAGGATTTGATATTTGGGTTGATCCTCGCATTCGAGTTGGTCATGAGAAGACCAGGGTGATTTGATGGTTAGCGCACTGTATGTGTGTCTGTTTATAATCCTATTGGTATCTGGTATGATATCAATAGGAAACAAAATGAATTATTGAGGTACTTATGGCAAAAGTAAAAAAATCTTTGATGGGCACTGGATTTATTGAGTCTCGTCCTAAGAAGACACGTCAAGGGAATGGACAGCACACTAAATATGCTTCAACGAGTCGTAACAAGGCACGTAAACGTTATAGGGGTCAAGGTAAATGAGTCAACTAGTCGTCAACCTACCACCACAAAAGGTATGGGTCCGAAAGGAATACTTGAGGGATTTAGAAGACGGCTATGGTGAATTTGTAGAGGGCGTTTGGGTTTCGGCAAAGTCGATTCCTGGACGCGCTTTTTATTTTGAGACATATTTGCCAAAGTATGGTGCAATGTTTGATAAATTACCGATCAGTGCATTTTTAAGTCGTCCTGAGACACCAACACCAGATTTAGATTTACCAAACTTACAGTTTTGGAACTGTATGGACTATGGAGTACGTTGTATTGAGAAGCAATTCATAGGAAGTATGGATTTTGAGTTACGAACACGTAATTTTGGTAATATGAAAGGGGAATATTTGTTTACTTTAGACAATTTTCATCCTGATATTGACACTACTAACTGTAATGTAAGTGAAATTCCTGATGAACATAAGTCACATAACTGCATTGAACTTGAAAATGGACAATTTGCACTGTATCCAAACAATAGAATGAGAATTTATGACCTATCCATCACTCCAGAAACGCCTCTTACGCCCGATTTCAAGGTCTCTACACGGTATTATCAAGTTGAAAATGGAGTCAGATGGGGAAGATTGGGGGATTGTGACGAATATTACTGGAAAACTGACGAAGAAAGAGAAAAAGACGAAAATACAGGCACTTGAAGCACCAATTTTTGAGTGTGGACCGAGTCATTTTACTCAAGGATACGGTTTTTTTTGGATTTCCTCAAGAAAGTAGTCTAAATAAAGCAGATAAAATGACTCAAAAGTAGTGCCTCAAGCAATCTCTAAAGGGTTTAAAGACATTTCTCTCTCATTTTTGAAGCATCCGATCACGAATGATCTATCTGTGGTATCAAATGCCTCAGCAATTGCAAGATCTGTTCGTAATTTGATCTTAACTTCATTTGGAGAGAGATTTTTTGCACCTAATTTAGGTTCTAGAATTAATAAAAGCCTTTTTGAGTTATTAGATTATGGTTCAGCAAGTATTATTCAAACTGAAATCGAAACTACGATTAAAAATTTTGAACCTAGAGTGATTTTGTATAGTGTTGTTGTAACTCCACAGTATGATGACAATGGATATAACGTTGTAATTGCTTATTATATTGTAGGGCAACCAAATTCACTACAAAACGTAGAGTTTATCCTCCAGGGCACAAGATAATGCCATTAACTCAATTTTCCAATCTTGATTTTGATCAAGTAAAAGAGCAGATTAAAGATTATCTGCGTGCAAATTCCAATTTTACTGATTTTGACTTTGAAGGGTCAAACTTTTCGGTATTAATTGACATTTTAGCGTATAATACTTACATCTCATCATATAATGCCAATATGTTGGCAAATGAGGTGTTCATTGATAGTGCAACATTAAGAGAAAATATTGTAGCACTGGCAAGAAATATTGGATATCTTCCAGATTCAAAAAAAGCAGCAAAGGCAACGGTCAGTTTCTTTGTTGATACGACTTCTTTATCAACAAACCCATCTACGTTAACCTTAAGAGAGGGATTAGTTGCAGTATCGGATCAATTTGGTGGATCTAACTTCACATTCTGCATTCCTAAGAGTATTACGTCAAATGTAGTTGATGGAATTGCATTTTTCACCGACGTTGAGATTTATGAGGGAACATTTTTAAGAAATACATTCACTTATAACAGTTCACTCACAAATCAGCAGTTTATTATTACAAATACTGATGTTGATACATCTACACTAAACATTGACGTTAAAACTTCAGAATTTTCAAATGATAGGGAGTATGCAAAGTATACTCTTATCGATAATATTGCTGATGTCGATAATAATTCTTTAATATACTTCTTAAATGAAGTTGCAGATGAAAGATATGAGATTTTATTTGGTGATGGTATTTTTGGCAAGAAACTTGAAGATGGAAATGTGATTCGTGCTTCTTATATCATTACAAGTGGCGAAGATGCAAATGGAATTAGGAATTTTACGTTTGCTGGAAGATTATTTGATAATTTAAATCGAGTTGTCACTACTGGTGTCTCTGCAATCTCTCTTACCAATGAATCTACCGGTGGTGGGCAGATTGAAAGCGTCGAATCAGTTCGTAGTTATGCTCCAAAGAATTATGCCGCACAAAATCGTGCCGTAACTACTACAGATTATCAAACAATCGTAAAAAGAATATTTCCAGAGACAGAATCATCAATTGTATTTGGTGGAGAGGAGTTAACACCTCCTCAATATGGAAGAGTTATGATTGGCATTAAACCAATCAATGCAAATTACATTTCTAACTTCATTAAGAATAATATTGAGTCTAGATTAAAGCAATATTCTGTTGCTGGCATTGTTCCAAAGATTATTGACTTGTCTTATCTCTTTATTGAGATCGACTCAGAGGTTTATTACAACACAAACAAGTTTAGTTCTCCTGACTCTTTGAAAACTCTCGTAACTAATACTGTAGATCAATATGCAAAAGAAAATATCAATTCTTTCGGTTCTAAATTAAAATACAGTAAGTTATTATGTGCCATTGACAATACAAATTCTGCGATCACATCTAATATTACAAATATTACGATGAGACGCGATTTAAGACCTGTTTTGAATTCTTTTGCAGGTTATGAAATTTGTTATGGCAATAAAATGCATATTCAAAGAAGTGAATTATTTAAAATTGAAAAATTTGAAACAGCAACTCAAATTCTGCCAGGAAATGATGGTACACTCACTGATGACAATAATTCATCCATTAATTTTACAAAATCAAGTCTTGTAAAGCATACAAATATTAAATCATCCGGTTTTTATATCGATGGTTATGCTGGTGAATTGTATTTGGCAGATAATCCAAATGCTGATGGAAAAACTGGTGTTATTAACTTCATTAGAAAAATCTCAGAGACTGAAGGTTCCGTTGTTAGGAGTAATGCTGGAACAATTGACTATGAGCGTGGAGAAATTAAATTAGGTACTGTAAATATCGTAAGAACTGAAAAAATTGATGGTGAAACTCCTATTATTGAAATTTCTGCGACTCCAGAATCAAATGATGTTATTGGATTACAGGATATATTTTTACAACTAGATATAAGTAAGAGTTCTATTAATATGGTACCAGACACTATCTCTTCTGGAGCAAATGAGTCTGGTTCAAATTATTTGGTATCCTCAAGTTATACTTACAGATCTATAACGAGATAAAATGTTGCAAAAGAGAGTAAAAATCCAATCCGTAGTTGAAAATCAACTGCCAGAGTTTGTTTTATCTGAATCTCAAAGATCTGTAGATTTTTTAGAGACATATTATCGCTCAGCTGAGTTTCAGGGTGCTCCTGTCAATATTTTAGAGAATATTGATCAATATGTAAAGGTTGGAACTTATTCCTCTATTGTTGGATTTACTTCTATCACTGAGGACGTTCAAGAATTTGATGCTACCATTCCAGTTGGTAGTACAAGTGGTTGGCCTGATAGATATGGTCTGTTGCAAATTGAAGACGAAATTATTACATACACTGGCAAGACAGATACAGCGTTTACAGGATGTATTCGTGGATTTAGTGGGATCACTACTTATAGGAGTGTAAGCAATCCCAGTGAACTTGTTTTTGAACAAAGTGAGGCAGAATCTCACGTTAATGGTAGTACTGTTAAAAACTTATCTGCAATTTTGTTGAATGAGTTTTTAAGAAAACTCAAAGTTCAATTTTTGCCTGGATTTGAAGATAGAGAGTTAGCAACAGATTTAAACGTTGTAAACTTTATTCGTCAAGCAAAAGATTTTTATACTTCAAAGGGAACGAAGGGATCTTTTGAGATTTTATTCAGATCAATCTTTGGAGAAGATGTTGAGGTCATAAAACCTCAAGATGATCTCTTTATCCCATCAGATGCTGGATATAGAAGAACAAAGCAACTAACTGTAGTTCCAGTTACTGGAGATTTAAGAGATCTTAAGACAAAAACGATTTATCAGGATAATGATAAGGGTGAAAATATTTCATTTGGATCAGTTGTTGATGTTCAAGAAGTAGGCAACAAAAACTTCTACAGGATTAATATTGATTATCTCTTTGATGCAGATACCAATGTATTTGGAACAATCTTTGGTGAATTTAGTATGGATTCAAATACCAGAGTGATAGGAAACGTATCTTCTGGTTCTACGGTCATTAATGTAGACTCTACTGTTGGTTTTGGAACAACAGGAACATTGAGTGTTGATTTCTCTAATGGTGTTAATGGATTAGTTGAATATACTTCAAAATCAAATACACAATTTTTTGGATGCTCTGGAATTTCATCGATAATTTTAGATAAAACTGAGTTATTCAATAACACTTCAAGTTATGGTTATGACGATGATGGAAATAAAATTGAATTCAAAGTAAAGGGATCTCTTAACGAATTCACTCAAGTATCTAATGATGTTCCTTTCTATGAGAAAGAAGATATTATTAGTTTGAAATCTCTTGGTTCTATTAGAGATAATTTGGTAGAAGATTCTTTAATTTATAACAATTCTTTTACTTTAGATGTAGAAAAAATTGAAGCGATCTTCAATGGTTATTCAATTCAAACATATGACGCCCATATGTTTAGATCTGGTGATTCTATCACAGTTACAGATGGAAGTGGAAATACATTTACCGGAACCATTCAAAAAGTCAAAAACAATAATATTGTCGAATCAAATAAACTGACTGGAATTAATTTAGCAAAAGGACCATTTATTGTAAGAAGAGACATTTCCTTTGTCGATTCAAAGCAATCAAATTTAAATGTATTCCAACCAAATGTTTTGGCGGCGTATCGTGATTTGGATGACAATGTTTACATTGCATCAAACTCTTTGCCAAAATACGGAGATCCAATTGAAACAGAATCTGGTAAAATTGAATTAAAGAATACTGCATTCAGTGGAGATACTTTTAATATTAATAATCATGGTTTATATACTGGTGAGAGAGTACATTACACTCCAGATATCACTCTTGACATTACCAGAGAGAATGGAGTGATTGTAGACATTGCTCGTTTTACAACTCCTTTAGGAACGCTTGATGAAGGTGAATATTTTGTAAAGAAAGTCAATGATAATCAATTCAAATTAGCTGCTTCAAGAGCAGACATTTATTTTGAAAAATATCAAACTATTACTGGTTTTGCAACCGATCAATCTATTGATCCATCTTTAAGTTTTAAAAATAGACTTGATGCTACAAAACAATTAACGTTTATTCCAGGAAGTCCTGAGACTATCTCAACTAAAGTATCTACAAAACAAGGACTAACTGGTATTCTTGTAAATGGCGTCAATATTATCAATTACAAATCAAATGATTTCATCTATTATGATAATATTGAGTCATTTAATCAATTGAGCGGTGGAGAAGATTATGATGTAATAAATCCACCGAAAGTTATTATTGGCGATCCTGTTGGATCTGGTGCTACTGCAACAGCAGATGTCATCGGATCTCTCCAATCAATTGATGTTTTAAATCCTGGTAGTGATTTCATAGAGAATCCAGTTGTTGAGGTTCGTGGTGGTGGCGGACAAGGAGCAGCAATAAGAGCAAACTTAAAAACAGAGATTATTGTCAACTTTACAGATACAAGTGAAAGTGCAAGATATATTAGCACTTCTTCAAATACTATTGGGTTCTCAACTTATCATAGACTTAGAACCGGAGATCTCATTGTTTATAATAGTAATGATCAAACGCCAATTGGAATTGGTTCAACAGCATTATCCGAAGTTCGTGATGACATCCTTAGAGATAACGCTTCTTACTTTGCAAGAGTAATTGATTTACATAATATCAGTTTACACACAAACTCAGATGATTCCTTTGTTGGTATTGGAACTATCAATATCACTTCTTTTGGTGTAGGTAATCATATATTCAAAACAGTAGAGACAAAGAGGGTATTAGCATCTTTGTCTGTAGAAAATGCTGGTTCTGGATATAGAAACAATAGAATAGAAGTCCCTTCATCTGGAATTAATACTGCTTTAAACACTATTTCTTTCAACAATCACGGATTTGTAGATGGTAATATTGTAAAATATTCATTTGAAGGGACTTCGGTTTCTGGTTTATCAACCACTCAAAAATATTATATTTTAGATAGCGATAAAGATAGTTTTAAATTAGCAGTTGCTGGAGTAGGGACAACTGCTACAACAGTTAACTTTGATAGAAAGATTGTCAACGAACTATACTCAGTTGGTGTTGGAACACATATCTTCAACTTCCCAGAAATCGAAGTTATCATTAAAGGAATTTCGGGCATTGAAACGTCTAATGTCGAAACTTTTGCGGCGAATATTAAACCAAGGTTCAGGGGATATATTAATAAACTTAATCTAATTTCAGGTGGACAGGACTATGGTAACGAAGAAATTATTAATTTCAATCGTGAACCAAACATTACCTTTGAGTCTGGTTCTGGAGCACAACTAAAACCAATCATCTCTAAAGGTCAAATTAGTGAGGTTTTAATTTTAAATCCAGGATATGATTACAATTCTACACCCAGTTTAACACTTTCTGGACTTGGCACAGGAGCAGTTTTAACACCTATTATTGAAAATGGTCGTTTTGTTTCCGTAACAGTAAATCAAGGTGGAGCTGGATTCACTACGGATACATCTTTTGTGCATGTTACACCCGCTGGTAAGGGTGCCTCAGCGAGTGCTAATATTAAGACGTGGAATATTAATGATGCACAAAGAAATACAGAGAGAGTAACGAATTCAGATACTTTTATTCACGAAAAATTAAATGATTTTTCTAGTGGATCTCTGGGATCTTATTATGTTCCCAGAGAACTTAGAAAGAGTATTAATTCAATCTCACCTAATGGTGATCTTATAATTGGTACTTTTGATCTTATCTTTAACGGTTTTGAGAGAAATAGTTCAAATCACTCTCCAATTATCGGATGGGCATATGATGGTTGTCCAATTTACGGACCATATGGATATGACACACCAGAGGGTGGAACAGTTAGATCCATGGTTTCTGGTTATGAAGAATCCACTAGTTCCAGAAGACCCTCTAGTTATCCAGTAGGTTTCTTTGTCGAAGATTTTGCATTTACAAAATCAGGAGACCTTGATGAGCATAATGGTAGATTCTGCAAAACACCAGATTATCCAGAAGGAAAATATTGTTATTTTGCAACAATAGACTCTGGATCTCCATCTGTAGATGGTAAGTTTAAAAATTACAAACTTCCAACTTTCCCATATTTTATTGGAAACACATATAATGCAAAACCAACCTTTGAAAATGATGATAAAGATGCAAACCAAGTCTCATTTAAGAGATATGATGATTTGTACAGAAATACCAAAGCGACTGCGGTCAATAATAAGAATGGTACAAATGATTACTTGGATTCTTCTATCGATGATCCAAAACAAATTTCAAAAATTAAAGTAATCGAAAAAGGGAAGGTAACTGGTGTCGATATTGTCTCCGCAGGTTCTAGTTTTAGAATTGGAGATTTTGTTGTATTTGATCAAGAAACTCCAACTTTAGGTAAAAAATCTATTGCAAAAGTTACTAAGATTGAAGGTAAAAAAGTAGTTTCTATTGCTTCCTCATCAAAAACTTTTGAAAATATTGAACTTTTCTCTGCAGATGGTGGACATATTGTTGGATATGGAACAACTGCACATAATCTAGAGAATAGAAGATCGGTTTTTGTCAGTGATTTAAACTCCAATGGATATAGGAATCACCTCGGTATCACTATTAGAAGATTAAACACCAAATTCTGGTCTCTTAATCAAACAATTGGTGATGTTTCTGCAACTGGTTTAACTACATCCATAAGAATATCTGGTGATTTTAATAAACTTGTTCTCAGAGAAAATAGTATCTTAGGTTTTGGAACTGCTGGAAACATAGGAGAACAGATTAAGGTATTAAACGTAGACCCCCTCAACAGCAGAGTAAAAATACAAAGAGAATATAATGGAACTGTTGGTGCTGCTTATTCAACTGGTCAATTAATAACAGAAGTTGAAACTAGATTCTATTTAGATAATGATAGCGGTGTTTCTACTTCCACAAATCCTCCAACTTTCCAGAGATATTTTAATCCATCCGAAGTTGTTGGTTTGGGAACAACAACTAGTAGTGGTGTTGCTGGTATTGGAACAACAGTTACTTATGAACAGTTTAATAATATTACTCCTCCACATCTCAATAATATAAACTATAGTCAAGGAATAGGAAGAACATCTAGAGTTATTCCATTCAGATCAATACTTATTCCAAATCATTCCTTTGAAACAGGAGACAAGTTAGAGTATTCTGCAAATGGAGAGACACCCATTGAGGTATCTAATTTATCTTTCAGTTTTGATCTGCCAGTTGGAATTGCTACGACAATCTACGCTATTAAGATAAGTGATGATCTTTTAGGTATTTCAACAGAATCAGTTGGACTTGGATCAACAGGTCTTCAAGTAGGAACTCGACTTTCATTTACTGGAGTTGGTGCAGGCACCACTCATTCATTCAAAGCATTAACAAATCCATTAACTGCTACTTTAAAAACTCATGAGGCAACATTTACAACATCTGAACCACATCTATTGAAATTTGATGACCTTATTGATATCGAAGTAGAACCAGCAACAATCAATGAGTCATTTGTTCAATATAATAATTATCACAGAAGAATTGTTTTTGATAGAGCACTGATTACCGGTGTTACATCAACAACAGATAGTTTGACAATTCCAAATCACAAAATAGACAGAGACGGTCAAAAAGTTATATTCACAACAACTGGAACAGCTCCAGGTGGACTGGTAGATAATGGAATATACTATGCGATCATCATGGGCGATAATACTATAAAACTTGCCTCTACATTCCGCGATGCACGAAATAATGTTGGTATTTGTACTCCAATTAACATCACCTCCAGTGGAAGTGGTGAAAACTTTGTATCCAAGATAAATCCGGTT